ACTGATAATATTGCACGACCTAATTCTTTATCATCGTTTATCCAAAAAAATATAGTTCTAAATATTTTAATTAATGACTCAATAAATATCTCTCGCAGCTTATGCGTATCATACATATTTATTCAATACACTGTTTTAAAAATACCTAGCATGTAACGCAACTGAGCGCCGTAAAGTAATCTACACTCTAAATATAATGCTCGCACTTGTAATTCTATTTGCTCTGCTCTCCCCTGGATTCCTGCTCTCTATCCCCCCTGTTGCCGGCCGTTATTTTAGCACCGGCAAGACCAGCACTACGGCTGTGCTCGTCCATGCCGTTGTGTTTGGCATTGTCCTCTACCTGCTGCGTAATTATTACCCCCAGGTGCTCGCAGAGGGCTTTGCATCCAACACATCTGCACAGCCCCTCGCTGGCCTCAGCCTCGGTGGCGGTGCTGACCTCACTCGTAATGGCTTAGGTGTAAAAGCCCGTGCAGCCGCAAAAGCAAATCTAGGCAAACTTCAGGGTGCAGTCGGCACTGCCGCCGCAGCCAAACTCGGCATGGCCAAGTAAAAATATTACATTATAGTAAAATGCGCATATTTTTATACGTCCTGCTATTCATCATCATGTCCCCTGGCTTCTTCTTTCATATCGCAGCCCCTAAAAGCAAGACCATCCTCCTAAAATCGGTCATCATCCATGCGTTCCTTTTTACAACCGCCGCATACATCCTCAGCATCGTCGTGCAAATGTATCCACAGCTTGACGGATTTGTTGGCAGTAATATCCTTGACTCCATCACACGTAAACTGAAAGAGGTAGTAGAAGCTATCAAGAGGCCATTTAAGGCACCCGAGCCGGTCTCCGCATCAGGCTCCCTACCTCCTCCTATGCAGCCCGAACAGCCTATGCAAAAAAGCATTCAATATACACGCAATAACGGACGCGTAGGTGCAAGCGAACTACCCATGTAAATCCCTTTCTTCATATCCTAATAGCTATCACATGGACTCCACACGACCAAACGGAAACATTAAAACTGTTTTAGATTTGGCCGAACGAGATGCGCAAGATGACTTCTTCTCACCCCTAAATGCCGAACTGTCCTGGTTCCACCGCAATCCTGTTCGCACAATTCCTTTTACATCTACTATACAGACATTTCCGTATAGAGGCCCGGCCTCCTTCGGGTCCACTATTGCAGTTGATATCAAATCCCAAGAGGTCGGCGACCTCCTCCACTTCATTGGTGTTCAGGTGCAATTAGGAAGTTGGATTAAGTCTACAAACCTATTCAGCTTCTTCTCTGGTGAATACACCTTTAATAACCGCGATGAAGCGTGGACATGGGCCAATGCAATTGGAACTATCCTCGTTGAGCGCGCCTACCTGCAAATCGGCGACACCGTCATTGAAACAGTCGACAGCATTGGCTCATCCATCTTCTTCAGCCTATTCCCCTCCATCAATGAACAAATTGGAACCGCAACTGACGCCCTTGGAACATATTCACGCGTCGATGATATTGACCCAAATCGCCCCTTCACCGTCGAAAACGGTAATATTCTCTGCATCCTCCCTTTCTGGTTCAGTCGCAGCCGCTATGCAGAAAGCCTGCCACTCCTCAGCTGCGCAGAAGGGTCCGTCAAATTCTACATAACATTCCGCCCTTTTGAAGAGGTCGTGCGCCAATGCCGCGGATTTCGTGATTCATGCATATCTACCCCCCTTAGCAGCACAATCCCAGTCGTCGTCCAGCCAAATGTATATAACTCCCTACAATCTGCAACACTTAATACAAATGCCTATTATAATACGAGCACCCAAACATATGCCATTCCTATCCTATCACCAACTTTCATGCGCCAAACTATTCCCCTGCAAGACCCTGTGAGTGTCCTCCGCATTGGCCTCTCCGTCCCTGATTACCAAACTAATGTTGCCTATCTTGAGCTCATCATCGACTCTGCATTTACCCTCAATCTCACATCTATTGTATTCTATTCGCAACAGGAAACATTCAAAGCATTTACATATACACTACCAACGCCTATTACAGGAACAAAAGTATCATCTATTGTATTTAATAACTTGCGTATCACGTCTTCTTCTCCAACATTCACAGTTTCCGTTGGCAGCGCAGAGGTGCTCAATGCAGGTATAACAACAATTCAAACAGAGACGCTGCCACCCGCATTCCAGAACATTGAAATCATGACATATTCCACACTCGTGGATGGCGATTACCGCGACCGCCTCATGCGACAACCGCATGAAATGCTTTACAGAGCCGCCCAGGCATTTCATTTCTCAGAGCCCCTCAAATATGCTGCAATTAAGCCAAATAGCAGCGTTGATACAGTTACTGTAGCCTTGAGCCTCGAATGCAACGGACCATGTGAAGAAATCATCTGGGTTATCAGGCGTCGTGGCGTCGCCGTCAACAATGAATGGACCAACTTTGGACCGCTTTTAGAAATGCAGGAGAGTGATGGCCGATACCCTATGCCACTACTGGAAGCTGCCAGCATCTGGATTAATGGAACACCCTTCATTGAACAGGATGGCGAATGGTTCCGTAATCATATTGCCGAAAAACACAAAGGCGGAATTGTGGCCTATAATCGATACATTTATGGGTATTCCTTTGCAAAATCGCCAGGCACGCATCAGCCAACAGGAACCATCAATATGAGTCGCGCGTCCAGTGTTCAACTCCGCCTAACTGTCCGCGCACCAGTCCCTGCAACACTGCCAACAGGCTTCTCTGAAGACATCGCAAACTCCTGGGAAGTCCATGCATACTGCATGACGCTGAACTGGCTACGCTTCCAAAACGGTATCGCAAACCGCATGTTCTCTTCGTAAGAATAGCCAGCCAGCCACAACACCTCTAATTGTAATAATGCATATGACAATTAGACGTATTTAATCTGCACAATTATTCTAATCCTAGGAATTTGCGACCAATTTTACTTGTTGCAAAGATGCCAAATCCGGAAGCAATTTGTAAATAAAATATATTCGTTTTCTTCGTGCAGCATAGTAAATAGCCTGATAGACCGAGGAACGATAGTGTAAAAAACCAGAATAGCTGTGTATATGTATCCATATTCTACTATATTTTATATTATATTTACAGCTTCTGTGCCAACTTCCACACATATCCCTTTGTGAACAGCACAATGACTGCAAACAGAGCCGCATGTGTTATCTGCACAGTATGCTGAGAGGCACCCTCGGGCAGCACTACAAGCACACCAGGAGTCATCAGATAGAAGAGTGCAGCAAAATAAAGAAACATAACAATGCCCATTGTATATTTAGTCGGACTATTTTATTTTGAACGCAGACGTTGGAGGTCGCTTAATTAATGTTTCCTATACTGTCAATTAGAGATGGTTGCCAGTTTATTTCGGCAGCTTACGACTGGTATACAAGATGAGCGGCTGCAATATGGCGGCCGTGAAACATGGGGACAGTTCACAAAAGTGTGGCGACGTGCTGGACGTTTTACGACTCGATGGCACCGCATAGATTTCAATGTTAACCCCGATTTTGGTCGCACAATTATTGCAGATATTCCACTAAAAGGTGAATTTATCACACGCATGTTTCTTGTCTCCACACTGCCCGATATTGGGACGCCGCAAGCAGCAGCTGCCACCGCTGCCTTTGCAGCAACAGGGTCAACGGCAGCAGCTGCAGCAGCTGCCCCCAAATTCAGTTGGACAAATGCGGTCGGTCATGCCATAGTCCAACAAGCACAGTTCCTAATTGGCGGCAATGTCATCGATGAGTTGAATCGAAATCTCCTTGAAGTGCTTGATGAATTCTACACGCCACTCGAAAAGGTCACTGCAGTCAATCGCCTAATTGCCCGTGCAGATAATGGATTCGGTCCCACAACATTTAGTGCACCAGGCGCAAAAACGCTCTACACACCCCTCCCTTTCTGGTTCGCACGCGGAGATGCAGCAGCAGCCCTACCCGTTGATGCCATTCGAGTTGATAGCCTCCGCTGCCAAATGAAACTGGCACCCCTATCTGACCTCTATTACACAGAATCGAAGAATCTGCCACCCGAAGTGGTCGCCGTGAATGAATGCGGAACTACAACAACGGAAGCAACAACTGTTACACCCGTCCGCGAATTCTCTAATTGCGGCGGGTCAAAGCTCTGGCAGTTAGAAGGTGCAGAGTTCTTCTATCCATGTGAAACTGGCGTTCCTGTCACTGGCCTAGAACTCCAAGGACCCGTGTGTCCTACAGGAGTATCCGTTCCTTCCGCACTTCATTTAGGTGATACATACCTCCTAATTGAATACATCTACGTGGATAGGCCCGAGGCGAATCGTTTCAGACTCGCCGATATTCAAATTCCAATTACGACACATACTACACTTCCCACATTTGATACACAGGCACTTCCATCTGCGACCATCCCTATCCGCATAGGCAATCCTGTCCGCAATATCTATTGGTTCGCACAACGAGTTGAGGCGGCAGCTTATAATGACTGGTTCTCTGCTAGCCGTGACCTTGTTGATACGCGCGGCAAATACTGGTGGCCAAATGCACAGGGACTCTCTGCTGCCGCTCCTGGGCCACTCTTATCTGCGTGGGCGACACGCGACACGGAGCCACTTGCAGCTGCACAACTCACTTATGAAGGTTATATGAATCGTGTTGGCAGTCATATGCCTGCACTCTTCCGTAGCATCTTACCCAGTTATGAATGCAAAAAATCCCCCTGGGTCCACCGATATTATTATATGTATCCGTTTGGTGTTTACAACAATGTGCGAGGCGTAACTGAACCATGTGGGGAGGCAAATATGGATAAGCTCGACCGTATTAATCTGCGACTCGATTTTGCGGCACAGCGCGGCTATTTGAGTGCGGCAACCGTCCCGCGCTACAATGTATATGTATTCGTCGAAGAGTATAATATCCTGCGCATTTATGGTGGGCGTGCAGGCCTACTCTTCGACAACTAATCATGAGCGGACTCAATCTCTTCCTAGAAATGATTAATTCACAACCGCAGGAATATCTTGCAGTTGTGAATCAACTATTATTCAGATATAAATGATGCATCATTTATACATATTAAATGCAATAGAGGCGATACGTCCAGATCTGTCAGGCAATACAATCTGCGCATAACGATTATAGCGAGGAAATTCAATGCGACCTGTCCACGCGGGTCCATCGCGAATCCAATCATTCATCTGCGCACGCATCTGCACAAATCCTGGCTCCTGGTCACTAATACCAAGCTCTTTAAACTTCCTTACTAATTCAAGAGACTCTGATAGACGCTCCTTAATTTCCTTCGAGCCGCGTTCTGCCATATCTGCAATTAGGAGGTTGGCAGATGCTTAGGCTCTAGCAAGCAAACTATGTCTTCTTGCCTCCGTAGGGCGCCTGCTCGCACACATTTGTTTCACATGTATTGCAGCTGGTCGCCAAGCCATTACGAATCTGCTCACGATACTCTGCACTCGGATAACGCACAACGCAGGTGGAAAAGCCGCCGCAGACGTTCGGCTGTGCATTTGGCTGTAGTGCCAGCACATTCTGGAAATTACGCAACACCGTCTTGCCCTGTAAAAGATGAATCCTATCACTCGCGTCCATTCTACTCGGAGGTGCCTAAAATTTTGCCAGGAAAACCAATTAGAGGATGTGTGGAATTTGGGCGGCAATAGCACCCGCTGCAGAGCAGAAAGCAAAGTTTGATACATGTATTGCCGCACTTCATGCACGCGGACCCGAAGGACATCGCCTTACAGATATCAGCGGCATTGCCACTCTGGGCTTCACTCGCCTTGCAATCAACGGCCTAACTGACCAGGGAATGCAGCCATTTACGTGGACCGCGCCAGATGGACGGGGATATACGTGGATTTGTAATGGTGAAATCTATAATTGGCGCGCACTTGCGACAGAGTATGATTTCACTCTCGAGTCAGGGAGTGATTGCGAAATCATCGGCCCTCTGTTCCACGCCTTGCGTGATGACCCAGCTGCATTTGCACGAGCACTTGACGGGGTCTTTGCAATTGTCCTCGTTGATATGTCAACAAATGATGTAATTGTGGCACGAGACCCCTATGGTGTGCGACCTCTCTATATGGGATATATGGGCAGCGCGGAGAGCCCTGTATTTTCAAGTGAGCAGAAAGGGTTAGCCAGTCTCGATATTGAGGAGCGGAAGGCATTCCCTCCTGGGAACATCGCTGTATTCAGGTCTGGTTCGGAAATGTTCATCAAATACCACACAGTTCCCTATGATAAGATTGCAGCATTTAGCAATCTGGAGCTAGCAGAGCAGGCGATTGAACGCGGGCTCAGGGCAGCAGTTAGGAAGAGGCTGATGACAGAGCGGCCATGTGCCGCACTCCTGAGCGGTGGAGTCGACTCCTCCCTAATTGCAGCACTCGTCGCAGATGAGCTGCGGGCGGCAGGTGTTGAGAAGCCGCTTGAGACATTTAGCATCGGGTTTGCAGGCAGCGAGGACCTGCGACATGCACGCCTCGTCGCAGATTGGATTGGATCTGACCACCATGAAATCATCATGACGCCTGATGAGTTCTTCGCAGCAATTCCCGAGGTTGTCAAGGCGATTGAATCATATGATGTCACAACTGTGCGGGCATCTGTTGGGAATTATCTGGTGGCAAAGGCAGTCCACGAAATGAGTGATTGTAAAGTGGTATTTAATGGCGACGGTGCTGATGAGATTTTCGGATCCTACCTTTATTTTTATGGGGCACCTAGTGATGCGGAATTTGAGAGTGAAACGGAGCGGCTATTAGAGGATATTCATTATTTTGACGTGCTGCGTTCGGACCGGTCTATCTCGTCTAATGGACTGGAGCCACGGACACCATTCCTTGACAAAGGGTTTGTTGCAGTTGCGAAGGGACTGCCGACAAAGTGGAGGCGGCCTGGTGTGCGACATGGGGAATGCATGCCGATATGTGAGAAGTGGATTCTGCGGAGTGCATTTGAGAGCAGTGGTTTGCTGCCGCCTGAGGTGCTTTGGCGGCGCAAGGAGGCATTTAGTGATGGTGTGAGCGGGCCGGCGCGGCCCTGGTATGAGGAGATTCAGGAACGGGTGGCGAGCATAGTGCCAGCCGATTGGGCTGTGGCAAAGTTCGACCATCTGCAGCCGGCGACTGCGGAGGCATTCTATTACCGCCAGCTGTTTGAACAGTTCTATGGGCCTGGTGGGGATGCCGCGGAAGCCGCCGTTCCTTATCGATGGATGCCGCGCTGGAGTCCTGGTGCTACTGACCCGAGTGCACGGACACTGGGAGTGTATGGTCAGAGTGTTGGCACGTAGGTGGGAGGAAAATTGAAGGGGTGGAATGCAGAGGGAGTCAAGTAGAGAGGATAAGAAACGTTTCAAGCCATGGACTTTGTATTTGACGATGACGGTGATACAGTTATGGGCGCGCATTTGGCTGCCGCTGCTGCTGTTGCTACCGCTACACCAGAGTCATGTTCGGCTCCACCAACACCCACCCTAACTGTTCATAAATATACAGTAGAGCTACAATTAGAGTATAGACATATATTTGACGCAGATGCGCTGGGCATCAGGGGCCCAGAGGGCACTCAGGACTGGTATGAGGATGGGGACTCAGATGCAGATGATGAAGATGACGATGCAGATAGCCCTGACGGCAAGATTGTTCCGTGCAACGATGATAATTGCAGTTGCAGTGGAGATGAACTGCCTGCAACTCGCAGCGAGGTCGATGCATTCATGCGTGCCAACTATCAGGGACTTCCACGCTACAAGCTATTTGCACTCGCAGTTATGACATCTATGATTGAAACTGGCGATGCAGAAATCGCTGATTATACATATGCAGACGGAGGAAAACTCTCCTTTACCCTCAATTATAAATGCCTACCATCTGCAAAGCCGACCGCTGAGCAAATTGCAGATGATATCATTGGGTCCTCCTTTGAAGATACGCTCTACGAGGGAGCGCCAGGAAATGAGGCAATTGTCCCTACAAAACACAAATATGGGGTTGTTGGTGGATTTACAGGCGATGTATTTGATACATATCATGTGCTTGGATACATCGATTGCAGGGAGGCTTCGCAGGTTGCAATTAGGGAAGTGTAGCAGCGGCAGCGGCAGCAGTGGCAGCAGGAGTGGTGGTCATTTTTATTCAGGGATTGCTCGCAACCGCTCCAGAAAAACTTGAATGAGGGCTGTGATTTGGTAAGTCAGCACCCATTACCATGAACTATTGTCATGCCCGCCATTGTGATAAATGGCTCTATTTTCCTGGAGAAAAACCAATGCGCTTTTATAGGCCATATAGATGTGGCGAGGATGCGCTGCCCGGCGAGCTCCTTTGTGCAAAATGCAACGCGGTCCCACCAGGGAAAACACAGATGAGCCGTGGATTTAATCACGGACTCATCGGCGACCTCATCCCTCCTGATAGCCACGCATATGGAGGCTCCTGGTATCTGAGCATGGTTGCAAAGAAAGGAGAGCCGTCCAAAGAAACGCTCTCAGAAGCGACAGAGTATTTAGAGGAGGATTTCGATACAACCGCCGGCGCCGAAATCGCGGCTCTATTTAGAGCTGGTATGAGTTCTACAAAAGTAGAGATGTCTACCCGCAGCCCCGCTGCTGCTGCCACTGCAGTTCCAAAGAAGAAGCGCAGCAGTTGTGCCGCCACTGCAGTTCCAAAGAAGAAGAGCAGCAGTGGTGCTGGTGGCAAAGCATCAGCTCCATCAATCACACAACATATCCATGAGAGCTGCCAAACAGCCGCGGAAAAAATCGTAGAGTTGTCAGCAACATTCACACCACGTATTGTCGAGGCCCTAACTGAGCCGCTCGACGTGTGTGAGGTAGAGCAAATAGACATTGAGCCATTCAAATTTGATGGAGAAAAATACTATAGGAACCCTGAAACAAATGACATTTACAGGCGCCTAACAAACAAAGGAGTCGGTCCCCTGCTTGGTCGCTTCAATGAGGAAGCGCAAGCAATCGTCCTTATTGACGACGAATAAGGACCTCCGTGGCAGTTGCACCAGGATTTTTTGCATTAATTGCGCGACGGCATTCAATGCGGTCAATTAGGTAGGTTATTGTAGGGAATGCCTCTTCAATAATGGGAGCGAGCGCATTACTCATGAGGAATGGCGCCGGCAAGCTCCTCGTAAGTGCAAAGAGACCGCGATGATGCTCTTCGGAAAAGCCAGACTTTGTATAGCCGACGAAACTCGTATCCGTAATTGGCACATAGGGAGGGTCGAGGTAGACGAAGTCACCCTCGCGAACGGCAGTTAGGGATGTGGTGTATGGCTGGCAGGCGAATACTACATCGCAAATCAGGGCTGCGACCTCCCGCAACTCCTCGGCAGATGGAAATGCAGGTGTCATGTAATTCCCAAACGGCACATTGAAACCCCGTGGCCCTTCTCTATAAAGGCCACGAAAACATGTCTTATTGAGAACGAGGAACCGCGCGGCAGCGAGTAGAGACTTGGCTGGAGAGTCGGTCGGGTCCGTGTTGAATTTCTCGCGGATATCGTAGTAGAATGCCTCCTTATCTGCGGCTGCCAAATAGAGGTCGGCGAGCCGCCTGATTGCACCAATTAGGAGTGTAGTATGTTGCTGGAGATTGGTGTAGAAATTAATGAGATGTGGATTCAAATCGCTTGCATATACTTTGCCGGCGATTTGAATGGTGCCGGCGGCAGCTGCTGCAAGGGTTGCGAGGAGGACTGAGCCGCCACCTAGGAATGGCTCATGATAATTTGTGATGGTGTGTGGGAATGCATTTAGGAGTGTAGGGAGGAGCTGGGTCTTGCCGCCGACCCATTTGAGAGGAGGCTTGATGGACATTTGATTTGGTATGCTAGGACACTCCTTCATTTTGCTCACATCAACTTTTGACAGTGGTTATGCCTTCTGCTGCCGCTGCCGCTGCTGCTGCCGCTGCTGCTGCCGCTGCCGCTGCCGCTGCCAAAAAATTGAAACTACACGCCGCCACATAGATGTGTGAGAGACGTCTATCTAATTCTATACATTCAAGCCCACTACATTCACAATGGCTGCCACTACTGCTGCTGCCGATGAGAAGCTCTGCTACATCTGCTATGATGTTAACAGTGCAGTAAATCCATTTCTAGACCCGTCCCCCTGCGCCTGCCGTGGCTCCCTGCATCTGCATAACACCTGCTACAACCGCCTGCTTGAACTCGCAGCGGCAGAGGGGAAGCCTGCAGCCTGCACCATCTGCAAAACCAAGTTTACTGCATCTGCCAATGCATATATTGACATTGACGAGACAGATGAAGATGGTATCCACCGAAAGGGAACACGAAACATCCTAACTGGCGCATATGACGGCCTACTCTGCGCCTATCACACAAATGGCGAACACTGGTTTGTCGCCGAATACAAGGAGGGAATCCGTGATGGGCCCTATAGGGAGTGGTATGAGGACGGTGCCGAACATACCAATGGTAATTCCAAGAACGGGGAGCTCGACGGCCCCTACACAGAGTTCTGGCGCGGCGGCAAAATTCGCATTCAAACGGCATATAAGGATGGCGAGTATGACGGTTCCTATAAGGAGTTCAGCGAGGACGGCATTCTAACTGTCCATTATGAATACCTATATGGCATGAGGAATGGATCCTTCAACACCTACTACGCAGAGACAGGGCTGCCCAAACGCCGCAGCGAGTATTGGTATGGTGAAATAAGTGGAGATGAGTTCAATTACTACCCAAGTGGCAACATTGAGGACCACCATGTCTATGTCGATGGTGAGCTCGACGGCACTGCCACAACATTCTATGATGCACCTGGTGCACGAGAGAGTGTTGTTACCTGGCTCCACGGGAAGAACATGCATGCAACATACTATAAGGAGGATGGGACAGTTGACCGCATTACTCGCAACGGCAAGCGGCTCACAGGGGCCGCGTTTGAGGCCTGCATTTAGATTGCCCGCAGCAATCTGCAGCGCACCCGCACCTCCTCCTGTAGCGACACCATAATAGCATCTGTTTGCACCCGCTCCTTGAATTCTGCTGGGGCCAATGTCGAAATAAGAGCGCCATAAGAAAGCGCCTGCTCTATAATCTCTGCAACCCATTCCATGTCTGCTTCCTTCATTCCGCGCGTTGTCATTGCAGGTAGGCCGATGCGAATCCCTGACGGATTGAGCGCAGAGGTATCACCTGCAATTGTATTTTTGTTGACACTCACATTGCACGCCTCCAGCACGGCCTCTGCCTGCGCTCCTGACAGGCCGAACTCACGAACATTTAGAAGGAACATGTGATTGTCCGTTCCACCAGTCGCCACATTGAAACCTTTCTTCATAAGAGCCCCAGCGAGTGCCCGTGTATTCGCACGCACCTGCTTCATATAATCCCTAAATGCCGGCGTGGCAACTTCCAGCATCTGTGCTGCAATTGCCGCAATCTGGTGGACGTGGGGTCCGCCCTGGAGACCAGGGAACACTGCATCATTTATGCGCTGCTGTAGTGCGGTCTTCATAAAAATCATACCTGCACGTGGCCCACGCAGAGTCTTATGCGTAGTTGTTGTCACAATATCGGCGAATGCGAAGGGACTTACGAGGAGGCCCGTTGCTACGAAGCCGCTGAAATGGGCCATATCACACATCAAATAGGCGCCCACTTTATCTGCAACAGCGCGGAAGCGGGCGTAATCGAGGTCGCGCGAATAGGCGCTGTAGCCGCAAATGATGAGGCGCGGCTTCACGATAAGAGCCAGCTTCTCAAATGCAGCGTAGTCAATTAGACCATCTGCGCCGACCTGATAAGGGATACTTTCATAATAGACACTGGTGGCTGAAACACGTCGCTTTGCAGTCATGAATCCGTGTGTCAGATGTCCGCCACTTGGCAAGTCGAGTCCCATAATACGGTCATGTGGCTGTAGGAGGCCGAGGTAGACTGCTGCATTTGCAGTCGACCCTGAATAAGGCTGCACATTCACCGCCCAGGCCGCAGGGTCGAGCCCGAATGCAGCCAGAGCACGGTCCTGTGCCAACCTCTCAATCTTGTCAATGACATGATTACCACCATAATAGCGGCGCCCAGGATATCCTTCGGAGTATTTATTGGTTAAGATGGAGCCGAGGCATTCGAGGACAGCGGGCGATGTGAAGTTCTCGGATGCAATGAGCTCGAGGCTCTCATTCTGGCGATCCTGCTCTTCGGCAATTAGGGAGGTGAGGATGGAATCTGTTGTTGCTGCTGCTGCTGCTGCTGCTGCGGCGGCCATTTCTAATTGACCCAATGAAAAATGCGTTTGTAGTTTGTTTTTAGGCGGCATTTAGTGTGTGTTTGTGTTTGTGTTTGTGTTTGTGTTTGTGTTTGTGTTTGCATAGTGTCTAAATGTCCTGCTCCTGTGCATGCTCATCCACGTCATACGCGCCCTCATTGTGGCCGTAGGGCGGGGTATGGCGGCTGTAGGGGGAGCTGCGACCCTCATCGTCGCCGAACTGCTCCTGGTTCCTATACACCTCCTCATTGTAATCAAACTCGGGCTCGCCGCTGGTCATTGCCGCGCGGCGGCGAGCCATAATGTTCTCATAAATGGAGGAGCTGCGGCTCGCATCTGCATCTGCTACACGCTGAAGGCGTGTCCGCTCTGCTGCAGCGGCGGCGGCAACGGCTGCAGCATCTGCATCTATCGTTGCCCAGGACTTCGCCAGCTCCGCGAACTTGCTTGGACCTGTAGGGGCCGCAGCAGCAGCAGCAGCCGGCCGTCCACCAAGGGAGGGAAACTCATCCTCATATTTCTTCGGCTGCTCCTTGAACAGACCCTGGTAGCTAGCACCGGTCTTCATCCCATGCATCCCCTGAAAGGCAGAGTGAACCGGTGCCGATGCATCGATTGCATTCCTGCGGAAGATTGTGTGAGTAGGGCGACTACCACCCTCATCTGCAAGTGCAGAGCGGGCATCCTGCTGCCAGATGCGAGCAGCAGGAGGCTGAGCAGCAGCAATAGCCGCAGATGCAACAGCCGCATCCTCCGAAAGGGCAGCAAAACGGTTGGCAGACGTGAACTTCGAGGCGTAGGACATTTCTGAAAGGCTTGATATGGCTTGAACGTATAGGGTTTCCAACTTCCTAACTGCCACACCTGACTATCAACTTTTTTACAGTTGCAGCGGTCAAGAAGAGCACCTGAAAATCACACTTATAAGTAATGAGTTCAAAGACGACAACTGCAAAGAGTTCGGCAAAAGTAGGCGCAGATGACTATGTCCGAATAAATGTTGCAGGTGATGGTAATTGCTTTTACAGGTCTCTTTATAATGGTCTAAAATATCATACACAACCAGGACTTCTCACAAAGTTCTTCAACTGCCTATTTGCAGGTAGCAATGGCCCAGCAGACCCAGAGACTCTAACAGAAAATCAGTTCTGGCAGATTGTTCGCATAAAACTCGCAGATGAAATTGCAGATGGTGCACGGCTTACAGAGAATGTTCAGCATATATTTACACAATTACAAACAGGCGCACAGGAATATATTGCATTCCTGGGCTCTCCTGAATATGCAGCTACCCAAACAAAACTTGCAGCAGATAAGGCAGGCCTACCTGCCAAAAAGAAGAAAAATACAAAACAGATACAAACGCAGAAAGAAGCTGTCGCAGAATTTAAAGCAATTATGAAAGATGCTAAGAAATTACTTATAAAAGAGGAAACGGACGAGCTTATTGCTCTCCTAAAAGATACATCAACCGACTTAGAAAAGGCAAACAATGAAATTAGCAAATTAACTGCAGCAAGCGCAAAATTAACACCAGAAGTGCTCGATGCAGAGTTTCAGCACTACGTAGAAGTTCAGGCAGCATCATGGGCACTTGTAATTGATGCTATGCCATACCAAATTCAAGAAGATGACCTATTAGGGAAGCCAGAATCATATGCAGAAATGACACTTGAAACATTTAGAGAAGAACTAAGCAGCTTTGTTCGCAGTGCAAGCATATATGCGAGCGAATTTGATATTAAACTACTCTTTACTTTATTGGAACCCCCTAATTGCGCACATTCAATAACATTTGAGAATGTAGAGCCTGGTCGACCAATTAGGGAGCTAAAGGATGGTATTCCTGTCGTGCATTTGCATTTGAGCGGCGAGCATTACAACTTTGTTGTCCGCGGCGATGTATATAATACAACGGCACTGAAAAGACGCAAAATTACTGCACAATATCAGCAAGGCAGTGCAAAGAAGCCTGTAAATAAAACAAAGAAAAATAATTCAAACTCTCCTGGTGCAAAGGCTGCAATTAAGGCGGTTGCTGCTGCTGCTGCTGCCGCTGGCGCTGCAGCTGGCGCAGGTGGGAAGGACTATGAATCAAATAGCTCTCTCTCCTCTGGAACGAAGGAAGCACTCGCATCATTTGCAACTGGCAATGCCAATTAGCCAAAGAAGTCTCAATCCACATCAAAGTAGCGCCCATACGACGCATCCGCAGAGAGTCGCATCAATGGTGCAGCAACCACCTCCCGCTCTAAAATAACTGGCTTACTCTTCATAATAGTAAACCCGCGCTGACTATATTTTTCAATACGTTCCTTCGTCGTCCGTGCACCATCCATCATATACGTAATCCGCTTCTGCAGAAGCTCCCTATCCGTGCCATGCATCTCTAATTGCCCGTCTACAATTTCCAAGTTGGTAGCCGCAAAATCGCCAATTAGAGGAGTAGCCACATCATATAAAATAATCTGGACAGTCGCACGAATTGTTGGATATTTATATGTGCGGATTGCGAGAACATTCTGGAGACCACTGTAGGAGTCGTTTGCAGTTGGCACGCAGCTGTAATTGCAGGCAATTAGGTAGCCCTCGAGAAGTGCGAGTCCCTCTTTTGACGGAACAAAAATATCAATATCGGCGTCGTGCCAAAACACATTTAGGAGAGCTTGTAGGGGCGCCGAGCCGCGAATGCGTGCATTACCCTTCTGCAACACCTCTGTAAATGTCGTGGCGCTTAGTCCGTAGGATGGGAGTATTTCATAATTAAAGTAATCAAGTGGCTTCAGCATTTACAATTAGGACGCGTGTGGGAGTTTAGACTCTGCTGCTGCAATGAAAAGTTTTGTAGTTTGTTTTGGTAAAATTTTTATGTGTAAGACTGCATGCAAGCGTTTAGTAGGTCGCATTTAGGGCGGCAAGGGCGGCGCGGACAGCGGGCGGGGCGAAGTCAGGCTCTCCTGTGGCGGATGCTGCCGCAACTGCAGCAAGGACAGACTGTGCAGCGCGGCGGCTCGCCTCCTCTGCCTCGGCGATGTCCTCAGCTGTATATGCCGCAAATGCCTCGTTAAGATACTGGTCCTCAGCCTCATCAATGTCTTCGGGTGTATATGACGCCCCAAATGCATTGGCGGCCGCCTCCGCAGCAGCCGCCTCCGCATCATCTGCAGCAATTGCGGCAGCCACTGCAGCGCTCATATACTGGTCAACAGCTGCAGAATCTGCCAGTGCCTTCTGCCGTTGCACATGCATCATCTCCTCAGTCGACGGCAGCTGGTGCAGGCGCTCGTAGTCGAGAATAAGGAAGCCCCGCTTGCGATATTTCTTGATGCGATGCATAACCTCATTGGACACCAGCTTATCGACTGGGAAGCGGATGGCGGCCACCTTCTTGCGGATGAGCGCCATGTCCTCGAAGGACCGCAGCGCCCGTCCATCGTAGAACACGGTCGTGCAGGTGAGGTCAACAGCAGTTAGGACGCGTGGCAGGTTCCTGCAGATGACCAGCTGGACCATCGCCCCAGGGCTCTTGTAGTAGGTCTTCACCTCCATAATTGCATCGCCGAGGCGTGGGTTCGCCTCCCGCATGTAGTCGCAACCGTCCTGTCGCACCTCACAGAGGTAGTAGCCGGCGCCCAGCAGGAAGCCATGCCAATAGTCAATTAGGGCATTAGATACACATGGAATGTAGATGTCGAGGTCTGAGTGTGCCCAGCTCTCATGCAGTAGCCCCTGGAGAGGAATGGACCCGCCAATGACTGCCGCTGTTGCTTGCAGGAGCTTGTTGATGCCTACCTCAGGCAGGGAGAATGTCTCCTTCAGGAGCTCAAACATATGCTCGATGGCTCCCTCAACAGCGGGCCGCGTCTTGTGCGCCTTGGCCCAGAGAGCAAGTGCCTCTGCCTCCGCCTCAGGTGCCGGCGCAGACATCAACTCCACCTTCACCTTCTCGGCTGCCATCCAGCGTTCCTCGCGCTCCGCAATGCGCAGCTTCTGCAGAGCGACCTCGATATGTGCATCCTGCACCTCCCTAATTGTCTCCTCTGAGGGCGCAGCCGCGTGCTTCAGCACGGCTGCAATATATGTATCTTGAGATGGCATGGACATTTTGTTGGATGTGTTGTGGCTTGAAAGAATTAGACTATAAGGGTGTCTCCACATGACAGCTGGAAGCGCGGGTCTTTCAATTTTTTGGGCTTAGCAGTCAAAATGTTTTTGATTGCTAAGCCCAAAAAATTATAGATAATTTCTATCAGATTTGTTGGGCTTAGCAATCAAAAACATTTTGACTTCCGAGAGAGAGGTTATGATGCGACAAAGAGCAGTTAGGCAGAGCTGATGGTTGTGCGACCCACTGTGGCAGGCACGACGGGCACAGCGGGCCGAACAACCATCTCATCAGAGGAGCGGCGACCATTGCGGGCAAAGTCGGTCCGCAGGATAATACCCTCGAGCAGGAGCTCATTCTCCTTCAAGTAGTTGTGCGCCTTAATTGCGCTGCGCAACTCCATGAACTCGACGAATGCATAGGACTCCTTCTTCCCTGTCATATAATTGATAGGGATGTAGATGTCTCGCACGGCACCAAATGTCTCGAACACAGTGCGGATGTCGGCATCCGTGGAGCGCCGAGGAACCTTGCGGAGCAGCAAGGACTTCGAGTAGGCGTTTGGCAGATGCTTATCTGCGGGCATTGTGGGCACGGAAGTCATCAGCTGAGCAACAGTTAGGATGGTCATCTTGGAAATGGCTTGGAAATGGCTTGGAATCACAGTATGTGGAATAGCGGGTGCGCAACATTGTCGCTAGCGGCTGCCGTGCATCAATTTTTTGGTCCACGTATATGGAAACAGCTAGGGTCTTTGACCCTAATCACTTAGTAGAGCCAAACATGGCTCTGGAAACAGCTACCCGCCCACTCTCAATTAGAGAGTAGTATACCTGCTGCAAGCGCTGCCGCGCGGGTATCCATTTCCGTATCGGCATTTTCCAGGAATTCGTAGAGAAACTCTGCCGTCGGCTGTGGGCCACATATCATCTGCAACACGGGCCATCTGCGAGCTGCATCCCTCCCTAAATGCACGGCCCTTCGCCAATGCCGAAGCTCCTCATCCTCCTTGTGCTGCCGAATTGACTGTGCTGCAACTGCCAAGCAAATATCTTTGCCAATCTCGGACTCTGCGGCAGCAGGCGCTGCACCTGGAACCGCAGATGCGAATGATCCCAATAACGGCGCCCCAACAGTCGCCAATATCCACTGGCGAATTGCCATGTGGATCCTCGAGCTCCGTTCAGCAGTTGTCAGCTGCCGCAGCATATAAATAACCGCAACATCCATATGTTCCCTTTGCATCAATGTAAATGGGTAGCGATTCACGCCTCCAAAGAACACGCAGAGCGTTCCAATATCCTCCCTAATTGCGCACAGGGGCTTCTCGGCCGTCTCCGCTATCCAGGCAATTAGGAGTGTGATGAGTTCATGTTGTGTTTGTTCAATATAGTTATAAATGACTGCTGCATCATCGAGCCTCTTTGTAATGTAATAATAGGGCTGAGCTTGTATTGCTTGTGCAGGGGCATCGGCTTGAAAGGCTGCAGTTAGGAGCTGTGTGGTGATAGGCATTTTGATGTTGGGCAGCGGCGGGTGTGGGCTGCACAGTATTGTTCAATTTTTGATTGAGGCCAATCAAAAATTAGGCTCTTTATTTATATAGACCCGTGGGCATTTGAAATGTTCAGCGGTCATGCTGCAATTAGTTCCTCGGACTCGCCTGCAAGCAGCAACGCCTCATCCATTGCATTCTGAATGACACTCACGAGTCCTGCCGCTTCGAAGAACCAGCGGGCCAGCTCCCCTTTATAGGTCGCCTTCTGATGGATGATTGCATCGATATTGCGCACCGTCGGGTCCTCCTCCATCTGCAAGGCGATTGTATACACCTGCACCACCTCCCGTTGCCCCATGCGAACGGCCCGTGCCATTGCCTGGTCCATGAGGGCACTGGTCCACCATGGCGAGAGGAAGAAGACACGGTCGCAGCACTGCAAGTTGAGCCCCACGCCACCTGCCTGGAGTTGCAGGCAAATGGCTGCTTCGTGGTCTGCGGTCTCCAGCTTCTCCAACACATTTCTGCGCTCAGTCTGCGTCATCCCACCAGAATAGGAGACCACCGTCTGCAGCCCCACCTCCTCCTCGAGGAACTCCTTCAGCAGTGCAATCTCATCTGCGAAATGGCAGATGAAGATATACTTATGCGGCTCACCAGTGCTCTTCGTAGTCTCCATATCACTCTGCAGGATACTGCGAACGGCCTCAAACTTGGTGCTGCCATGCTCCCATTCCTTTACCTTGCATCCCATCTCACGGGCATGAGCATTGCGGTAAATCTGAGGATGCACGCTAATCTGCCGCAGACGCAGGAGCATCTTCAGAATCGTCGCATTGGCAGCAGCATGCCGATGATACCGAAGAGCCCGTGCCTCTGCCTTAATTGCTCCCTGAATGCCGAGATAGAACTCCTCCTCCTCCGCAGTAATGAATGGCAGCACAATCTTCTCCATCTGTGGAACAGGAGGGGCATCCTTAACAACGCTGCGGAGGGAGTCGAGTGTGCGATGGAGCACGAGACCGTCAATTAAGGGGATATGCGCAACATCATCCCATGTATGCGTCTTTGTAGGCAGGCCAATAAAGTCAAAGAGAACCACTGCGTCATTTAGGGAGTTGACGACAGGGGTTCCTGTGACGGCCCACCTGCGGGGTGCATGCAGCTGCTTGCACGCCTTGAAGAGACGCGTCTTTGCATTGCGAATCTTGTGCGCCTCGTCGAGAACAACGCGGTCCCATGCGTAGGCGATGATGGCATCATGATTATCCTGCTGTAGGAGTTTGTCATAATTGACCACATACACCTGATGTGCCTCGAGGCAGGGCTTTCCTTGGGGCTCCCATCCCTTTGGGCCAAAGACCCATACGCCGAAGCCGGCCTTGTGTCCCATCTTAATCCAGTTATCGAGGAGTGCGAGTGGGGCGACAATTAGAGTCTGATGGACAAGGCTGCCACCGTTGGCAATGATGCCACAGATTTCGAGGGTCTTGCCGAGACCCATGTCATCTGCGAGAAGACCGCCGCGGAGACTAGTGCCGCGATAGGGGAGACCTGCTGTCTCGAGGTTTAGCATCCAGCGGATTGCAATCTCCTGGTGCTCAAAGTAGGGCATGCCCTCGACGGCAATGAGGGCCTGTTCTTTTGTGGTGGGCTCTGTGAAATGAGACTCCATAATGCTTGAATGGGCGGCTTGAATAATGTATTGGCGACACACACAATTAAAAAGGGTTTGTGTTTCAATTTTGTTGGGGTTTTTGGGATGTGCTTGATTGTTGTGCTTGATTGTTGTGCTTGATTGTTGTGCAATTAGAGGATAGTGGATGCTGCTGCTGCTGCCGCTGCTGCTGCCGCTGCTGCTGCCGCTGCTGCTGCCGCTGCTGCTGCCGCTGCTGCCGCTGCTGCTGGCCGAAAGTAGAGGTAGATGCTCTCGATGCCGGCAGGCATTGGCTGTCCAGGAAGTAGCTCCTGTTTGCCGAGGGCCGCGAAGCGGCGGTCATAGAGGTGTGCGATCTTGCGGAACATCTCCTCATGGGTAGCAAAGGAGATGAGGGTATTGTCGATGATATTCTGCAACACCTCATCGACCGTCTCACCGCGCACAACGAAGTGTGTGCGGCTGCTGTCCTCGGGCCCAGGGTGGTAGTTCTCAATCTCGAGGTAGTAGGAGCGGCTTCGAGAGCAGGTATCCATATTAATTGGGTGGCTTGAAGAGATAGATGGCTAGGACACCATAGCCATCTGTCTCAACGCCTCTTCAATTTTTGAGCATGCTTAGACAAAGCCGAATGCCTCATTCTCATCTGCGTAGGGTGTTGTTACCAGAGCCATGTTTGGCTCTTCAGAGAGCATATCAATCGCAATACTCATTGCAGGCAATTTGCATACATTGATGAGGGCGGTCGTAAATGCCGCCTTATTGAGCTCCTGCTGGAATGTATGCATCATGTCGCAATAATGCTTATATGCCTGGCCATATCTGAGTGCGGTGGCGCGGTAGGCTGTGCGCTCATCGTTGGTGTAGAACTCCCCACATTTGGCCGAGCATACCTTATAGGCAGCAAGGGACGTCTCATATGCAGCGCGGGCTGTGGCTAGCTTCTCAATAAGGGACTGCATTTAGAGGTGTGGGTGGGTGGCTTGAAAGGGCTATGTGAGGACACCAATCAAAAAAGGGAGGGCGCGCGTCAAGTTTTGCAGCAATGCGAAAGGACCAACACAATGAAAAAGGGTTTGTTGTAGTCCTTTTTTTGGGGAGATTTGCAGCTGTTTAATTGGTTTTCATGTTTTCAGTGTTTTGTTGTGGTTTTTGGGTTTTGGTTGTATGGGGATGGAGGATGGG